CCTCGACAAAGCGGGCCGAGGTGGTGAGCTGGCCGTCGCGGTAGTGTCCGCGCGCGGCGGCCGCGTCGCCGCTGTAAACGACCGCCCCCTTCTCTTTCCAGACGCGCTCGATCGCGGACACGGCGTCGGCCTCCCAGCCGTTGAGCTTCGCCGCCCGCTTGAATTCGGCGAGCGTGAACCGAAACAGGTGCGTGACGCGCTGCGCGTCCGTGATCTCGTTCGTGGCCGTCGGCACCACGACCGACAGCGGCGACACGCAGCCAAACTCCGGCACCTCGCGACCGCCCGCGCCGGTGGCCGTCACCAGCTTGGCCACCGCCGACCCGTAGGTCAACTGGTGGTCCACCGACAGCGACATCCGCTGCCGGGTCTTGCCGATCCGCCGCAGATGGAAGTCGAACGCGACTTCTGCCGCCTCGGCGTGTCTCACAGCCACCTCGTCAAGTCCGATGAACTGCGCCAGGCGCGGGGACTGCCACAGGGTCGTCACGACCGCCTGCTTCAACTCCCGTATCAGATCGTCAATCACCGGATCAACCAGATTTGGTGCGCCGTCGTAAAGCGGCTTGGCCGTGTTCTCGCGCTTGTAGCGCTCCTTCTCGTTCTTCTTGCACCGGTCAAACCATTCCCCGCGGTCCTTCATGTCCTGCGCGACCAGATCCCGCAGCGCCGTCAAGCGCGTCGGCGACGCCAACGCCACCTCATCCGAATCCATGTGCTCCACCTTCATCTCCCCCTCCACTTGTGTTCCTTGTCTACTTCCAATCCTAATCTTAATCCTAATCTTAATCCTAATCCTAATCCATTCTCCACCAGTAGATTACGATTAAGATTAGGATTACGATTAAGACTCCCTCACAGCCTTACAGCCTCACAGCCTCACAGCCTCATTCCTCCCACACCGACCCGGCGTACTCCTCTCTCTCTCGCCGCCTCCGTGTCGGCGACACGATGTCGGCGCCGTCATCCTCTTTCTCGGTCAGCTTCTTGAAATCGTACAGCTCGTAAAAGAGCATCGCCACCGCGTCAGAGCGGTTGGGCGACCGGGGCAGCTTCTTCTTCGCGACCAGTTGCAGCGGACTGGAGTCCACCTCGTAGCGGCAAAAGGCCAGCTCCTCGCGCAGCGTGTCATCCTGCGGCAGCACCGCCTGACCGAGCCGCACCAGGTCGGCTAGTTTGAAATACGCCTCGGCGCGGGCGTTGCGGTACATGGACGGATTGTTCGGCTTTCCGGCGAAGTCGAACCGCCGCAGATAAAACCCCTCCCGCTCGAACTGGTTGATCACGATCTTGCCCAACCCGCCGTCGTCTGCAAAGCAGTCCTCGGGCGCGATCCCCAGGCGCTTGAGCCGCAGACACACGATCTCGACCAGCCGGTGGTCGTCCTTCTCGAACCCCGCCCACTCGATCCAGGCGCGGTTGCCGTCGCACACCGCCAGCACCTGCTCGTCGCCCCCCGCCGAAATGTCCAGCGCGGCCCGGCGATAGCGCCCAAGCCCGACCGCCTCGATCTTGCCGTTCATCGCGTCATCCACCCGGCCCATGTCGAAAACCTGCCCCGCGCCCTCGGGCATAAACTCCCCGTAGATCATCGACTGCACCAGCTCCGGCCGCAGACTCGTGATCTGCTCCTCCAGCTCGGCCCGCTTCTCCGGCGAGTCCCACAGGTGCGGACAGTCCGACGCCGCGACCTTAAACCCCTGCCAGCGCCCCGCATCGCGGTGAAAGCAGTCATAGAACGGCCCATAGCTCGGGCCGGGCGATGACAGGTTGATCCAGCGGGTCGCGTGGCAGCGCTCGAACGCCTCGTAGATCTCGATCGGCGGCGTCTTCGCCTCGTCGATCATCAGCAGCAGACTGCTCTTCGCCGCGTTCGCCGCCATCCCCGACCACTCCGCATCGGCCAGGCCAAACCCGGCCAGCGGATTGTTGTGGCCCGCGATGTCGCCCGGCATGCGCGGCGGCTCATGCCACCCCTCCGCCTTGCCGGGGTTGTCCGTCGAAAACGAAACCAGGCGGCTGCCGGTCCGATGATGCCGGCCCCAGCCGTCGCCAAACTCCCACCCGTCGCCCAGGCGGCCCGCCCAGTTCTGCAGGTGGGGATAGAGCTGATCCTTGATCTGCCGGTACGACCCCGACGTCGTGATCGTCAGCGAGCCGACAAACGCCTCCATGTGCCAGAGCACCAGCGAGGTGACCAGCGTAGAGGTCTTGCCCGATTCGTTGCAGGTGCGAACCGCCACACGCGCCCCCCGCCGGGTCATCGCGCGCAGCACCCGCTCCTGCCACCCATACAGGCCGATGCCGAGGCGCAGACGCGCATACGCATCCGCATTCGCCATCTGTTCAAGTACCGCGAGATCCAGCATATCAATCCAGACTCCTGCGACGTTTCGAGATGCTCTCGGGAAAATACCGCGTAAAGCGGTTCACGGCGACCCGCACCGTCTCACGGCTCACCCCGGCCACATCCGCGATGTCCGTCACCGCCCCCTTGGGCAGACGGCCCTCATACTGGCTCATGAGCGCCAGGATCACCCGGCGTTCGCCATCCGGCGCGCACGCGCACCACTGCGTAAAGCGGAGCAGCGCAGTCCGCTGATCCTTACCGGCCGCCGCCGACCACCCCAGCAGCCCCCGCACCCGGCCATCCTCCGCCGGATCCGGTTCATCAAAAAACCGATCCACCCCGGCATACGGCGGTTCCGGCCTCACATCCGCGACAGCCTCCAAAGGAGAATTGCAGCACATGCGCGTACCGTATCACAAACGCCGTAAGACGCGCAAGCATGAAATAACAGAATCCATATTTTTCCCCGCCCCGCCCTCATGCCATTACTGCGCCGCGCATTCTTGCGCGCCCCCTGTGTGGGGCGCATCCCCGTTTCACTGACCTGTCAAGCGGGCGATCCTGTGGACAGCCCTGTGACGTGGGCTAGCGCCCCGGCCGACGCGGCAGCGGTGGCGCGGGACGTATCGGACCGCGCAGACGGTGTGAGTGGTCTCGTAGATCCCGCTCTACCCGCTCACGCGCCGACCGGTGCGGTAGCGGCGGGGCGATCGCAGGTCAGTGAAACGGGGATGCGCGGCCACTGTGTGGCCGCACGAAGTTTCTCCTTGTGCGGCCTGTTTGGATGTGCTTCACTCTCACCGGACGCTGGCGCTGGCGCTGGATACTGATCCGGGAGTGGATCCCAATCAGAAACAGGGCGCGAGGCCGGTCTTGAGGCATATCAATGAGGCATATCAAACTTGCAAAGCCTCAAAATGGTTATGTAAGTGCTTGATTTGCAGCGGCGATTTTGAGGCATATCAATCTGCGGACGGTTTCCACGGTTTGATATGTTTGAGGGCTAATAAAAGGTTCGAAGAGGAAATGAAGATGAAGCCAGCAATGCTGATGATCGCAGTCGTGGCATTCGCTATGGGGTGCAGTTCCGTCCCGCAGAAGCGGGCGTTGCTAGATCAGGTCGCAAGGGACACTCAGGGTGTTGACGCTGACATCCTGACTTTCGACTCCTCAAACCAAGTGGCGACCGTCCGGTACCACCACAGGATTGTCTACGGCAAGACGTCCGCAGCACAATATCGATTTGATGGTCGGAAATGGGAAATGATACAGGGATCTTCGAACCAAGCGTTTCAGGCTATCGGCGCGCCCGGCGCGCCTCAGCCTGAACGCTGACGTCCGGGCGTTATCGCCCGGCCCCACCACAAGCACCCCACGTCCAGATCCAGATCCAGACCGTCCGTCCCCCGCCGCCTCCCCCGGCTCCACCTGTACCCCGCCCCGTGCGCCATCCCCTTTCAGCTTTCCATTTTCCGCTTTCCGCTTTCCATTTTCAGCTTTTCAGCATTTCAGCATTTCAGCTTTTCTCTCCAGTCCCGATAGCATAGAGAGCTGCTATCTTAGACTCGGATTCAGGGTCAAAAAAACACTAGATATTAATCTATTTCTATTATCTATATAAGGTATAAAAGGCGTTGGTAAAAATAGTTTACCTATCCGGTTAAAATCCTTTACCAATCTGGGTAAAATCCTTTTACTAGTCCGGTTAAAATATTTTACTAGTGAAAAAGGGGTAGTTTTCGACAGTCCGAAGCCCCAAAAATAAGACCGCGAAAACGATGTTAGTCCGCTGACCAGAGATAAGCCGCTCCGCTACCGAACACCTGCGCCCGATGTGAGCTTCGCCGCCGAAAATCCAACCGAAAAAGTCGCTTCGCTACCGAAAACCTGACCCAAAATGCCGCTCCGCTACCGAAAACCGACCGCCGACCCACAAATGCTGGCCAGCCGACCCAAAATGCCGACCACCGACCCACGAATGCCGCCGCTCATTGTAACGCCTGTCCCGCCGATCCCACATGCAACGCCAGTCCCGCCGCCGCTCTGGATAACGACCCCGCCGCCGCCAAGTGTAACGTCGCCGCCGCCGCCGCCCTGGATAACGTCGCCGCCGCCGCCGCCAAGTGTAACGTCGCTGCCGCCGCCGCCCTGGATAACGACCCCGCCGCCGCCCATTGTAACGCCCATCCCGATCCTTCTGGTAATAATCGAACGCCAACACCCGACCAACGCCGCTCGCGGCCGCCGACGCCCGCAGGATAGCGGGCGGGGAGACGGCGGCCGCTCGCTCTCGATAACGGCACTGCCGCTACGCCGCCGACGCCCGCAGATAGCGGGCGGAGAAACGGCGGCTTCGCTCTCGACAAACAGAAACGTCTCATCCCGACCCCCGCCACCCGACCCCCGACCCTAAGGCCGACCGGCCGACCCTGCTCGGTCAGGCGGCAGGCGGCGGCATCGGCTACGCCGAACGCTCGCCAAGGCGAGCTTGCCGCCGCAGTGCCGCCTTCCCTCGCTCCTCGCTCGCGGCCGCCGACGCCCGCAGGATAGCGGGCGGAGAACGGCGGCCGCTTCGCTCGCAGCGGTGCGCGACGCCCGCAGATAGCGGGCGGAGAACGCGCACCTTCTTCCCGCTACGCGGGAGAGAGCGGCCCGGGTGCTCCCCACAAGGTTGGCCAGGATAGTTTTGTTTTTGCCCCTTCCACCGTTGCCTCGGCGCCGCCCCGCCGGCCTGCACCCCCCCACAGGGGAGTGCTGCCGCACAGCAGGCTCTGTGGGGGGGTGCAGTCCACGCGCGCAGATAGCGCGCGGAGACGGCGGGTGTCCCCCGGCGCCTCGCCGCAAGCCGACCC